AAACGTGTAACCGAAAACGATATGATTATCAAATAGTTACAAAGCGGTTACAGAAGACCACCATTTTTTTAACTTTTTCAAAACTTCTAGAATAAAAAAAAATAAAGTTTAATCAAACAAAAAAAAAATAAAGTAGTTAAGTATATTTATATATTAAGTGTAACCTATATTGTAACCTTTATATAAATACCAGTAAACACTAGGGGGTTGAGCGGTTACAGATTGCGAAAAAACATCTGTAACTTCGTGTAACCATCTGTAACCTGTAACCGATAAAAAAAAAAATAAAAAAAATGTTTGATAAATAAAAAAAATAAGTATATTTGCATATCGAAGCGTGGAAACTTCATAAGACATTATTAAAAAAGCTATCTGATAAGGGTTTCCACGCACCTTTTGACGATAGCTTTTTGCATTAAAAAAAATTATGATAGAAAAAGAAGAATGGAAAGGAATTCCAAATTATGAAGAGCTTTACGAAATAAGTTCTTTTGGTAGAGTTAAAAATAAATTAACTGAAAAGGTTTTAAAATTATCTGTTGATAACAATGGTTATTTAGTGTTGAATTTAAATAAAGACCACACAAAGAAAACTAAAAGAGTTCATCAATTAGTTGCAATGACTTTTTTAAATCACAAACCTTGCGGAATGAAGTTGGTGGTAGATCATATTAATTCTGTTAGAAATGATAATAGAGTTGAAAACTTACAAATTGTAACACAAAAAGAAAACATACTAAAACAACCTAACGAGAAAATCAGTAATGTTTTAAGATATGAAAAATTAATTAGTGAATATTCAAAAAAAACATTGATTAATTACAATCCTATTGTGTTTTTAAAAAACAATAATAAATGGGTTTGTCAAGTTGTTAAAAATAATAGATTGGTTTTTTTAGGTTGTTTTGATAATAAAATTGAAGCAATGTTAACGTTTATAAATAAAAAAAAAATAAATTATGATTAGTATTTTTAAGTACTGCAAAGAGCCAAAGGCAAAACCAATTAGAAACTTATCTGAACAGGAATTTTTTGATGGTGTGAAAAATGGACAGTGGCAGGATGAAGTGTTAGATTATAGAACTAACAAAATTGAAAAGACAAAACTGCATTGTTTAACACCATCTGGTGTGTTTGCTCAACGCGAAATTAAAAGTTTGGTAGAGCATTCAAACATTATTTGTTTAGATGTGGATGCAAAAGACCAGATTTGCAATTTTGACATTGATGATATTAAAAGAGATGAATATGTTTATGTAGTTCATGCTTCTTGTTCTGGCAATGGTGGATATGCTATTTATGTAAAAATAGACGGTAATAAACATCTAGAGGCTTATTTAGGTTTAGAGGAGTATTTCTTTGTAAACTATTCAATAGTTCTTGACAAAGCTTGTAAGGACATTTCTCGATTAAGATTTGTATCATACGACCCAGATTTATTTCAAAATAATAAATCAAAAACCTTTAAAAAATACTTAAAGAAAAAAGAGGTTGATAAAAAGAATTTCAAAACAATAGTTGTAAAATCTGATTTTGATGAAATGGTAAATCAAGCAAGTTATATGAATCTGTTTGATGATTACAATGATTACATTGGTTTATGTTTTGCATTAGTTTCAGAGTTTAGAGAAGAAGGTAGAGATTATTTTCATGCTTTATGTAGGTCATCTACAAAATATAATTTTGAAAAAGCGGATAAGGATTATACACAAGCTTTAAAAAGAGACGGTACAGGAATAACAATTTCTAGTGTTTATTATAAGTTTAGAGAAGCAGGCATTAAATTAACATCTGAAAAAACTGAACAAATAAAATCTATTGTAAAGTTATCTGATAATCCAAAAGAGATTTTAAAAGAGTTAAATATTCGAGATGATGAAAATTTAGTTGAAAAATTTAAAGAAAAAAATAATGAAGAAAAAACAGAAATAGATTTAATAATTGATTTAATAAAATTATCGAAAGTTAGATTTAATGAGGTAACGAGAAATTTTGAATTTGGCAAAGAAGAAATGACAGACCGAACACTAGCTAAATTTTATACTCAAGTCTGGACGAAAATAGACGATAAAATATCTAAAGATAAAATATTTACTTTAATTCAAAATGTTGATAATTCTGAATCTTACAATCCAATAACTAATTGGTTTGAACAAAACAAACACATTGAAGCAAAAGACAATTTTAATGAATTAGTAAAATGTTTTGAGATTGAAAGTGTAATATATGAAGAAAGAGAAAAGCTAGTTATAACTGATTATTTAGATGTTTATTTAAAAAAATGGATGTTAGGACTGATAGGTTCTGCGCACGGTACATATTCATTAATGATTCTTGTATTAAGCGGTGAACAAGGTATTAAAAAAACAGAATTTTTTAGAAATTTATTTCCAGAAGATTTAAAAAAGTTTTATGCAGAATCAAATTTAGATGAAGGTAAAGACTCTGAAATTTTAATGACCAAAAAATGGTTAATTGTGGATGATGAATTTGGTGGTAAATCTAAAAGAGATGCTACAAAATTAAAGCGTTTATCTTCACAACAAAGCTTTTCGATAAGAATGCCTTTTGGTAAAGTTTCGGAAGATTTAAACAGGTTAGCAGTGTTAGGTGGCACATCAAATGATTATGAAATAATAAACGATCCGACAGGTAATAGAAGGATTATTCCTGTAAATTTAATTTCATTTGATTTTGATAGATTTAAAAAGATAGATAAAACAAAATTGTTTGTTGAATTATATAAAGAGTGGGAACAAGATAAAACAGCATGGTTTTTAACGAAAGGAGAAATTGAATACTTAAATAAATCAACAACTAAAAATACAGAGGTAATGTCAGAGGTTGAATTGTTAGATAGAAATTTAATTCCAGACCCTTACACTAAGATGACAAACACAGACATAAAACTAGAATTAGAAAGATTATTTCCTAGTTTAAGAACGTCTACTAAAAGAATCGGTCAAGCCTTAAAGATTTGTGGGTATGAACAAAAGATTCAAAAGGTAAATGGAAAAACAATAAGATTTTATGAATGTATATTTAATTAATTAAGTTATGTTAAGGGACTATCAACACAAGGCAATACAAGAATTTGAAGCATCTACAGAAAAAAATATACTTTTACAGATGCCTACTGGAGCAGGAAAAACATTTACATTTTGTGAAGTTGCTAAAAGACATTTTACAGAACACATTCAAAAAGTTTTAATATTAGTTCATAGAACTGAATTATTAGAACAGGCTAAAAAAAGTTTAGGGGAAAGATGTTTTTCGATTGAAAGAGGAGTTAAATTAATACCAACAGATTTTGATTTTTACGTCGGTATGGTTGAAACTTTAAACAGAAGATTGGATAAATTACCAACTTTTGGTTTAATAATAATAGATGAAGCGCATATAGGCAACTTTAAAAAACTACCTTTTTTTGAATGTAAAAACACTAAAATTCTAGGGGTAACTGCAACACCAATTAATGAACAGCCTTTGTCTAATTATTATAATAAAATGATCATGCCTGTATCGATTAATAAATTGATTGATAATAATTATTTATTGAATTGTAATGTTTATGGTTTTGCATCAGATTTAGTATCAAAGCAAAAATGGAAAACAAAAGGCGGTGATTTTGATGAGAAGCAAATGGAAGAATTTTATTCATCTGAAAAAATGGTTAAAAATGTTATAGATGCTTATTGGGATAAATTAAAAGGGAATAAGACATTAATATTCAATGTAAATTTAAAGCATAATGATGATGTTTATAATGCTTTTAAAAATGAGGGTTTGAATGTTTATACTCTTACAGGTGAAACACCATTAAATGAAAGAAAAAGCATATTAAAAAAGTTTAAAGAGCAAGATGATGCAATACTTTGTAACGTTGGTGTTTTAACAGCAGGATTTGATGAACCAAGTGTTAAAGGTATAATTTTAAATAGAGCTACAAAAAGCCTTGCTTTATATTTACAAATGATTGGAAGAGGTTCTAGGCTATATGAAAACAAAGATAAATTTATAGTTTTAGATTTAGGGAAAAACACAATAAGACATGGTTTTTATGATGGGTATTTTGATTGGCAAAATTATTTTCTAAAAGGTTCTAAAAAAGATAAAGGAGAAAAAAAAGAAGGTGCAAGTCCAATTAAAGAATGTCCAGAATGTAGTTTTACCCAACACGTAAGAAAAGTTAATTGTGAAAATTGTGGATTTGATTTTGAAGAGGAAAGAGAAAAACAAGCCAAAGAAGAAAAAGAACAGAAGCTTTATTTGCTTACAAAAGAAAAACCTATTAACATTCCTTATGATAGGCTTTATGAATTAGCAGAGCAAAGACAATGGAAACCATACGCAATTTTACATAAGATACAAGAACATATATTAAATTATCAAGTTAAAAATGTTGATGTTGTAGATGATAACTTTTGTGATTCACAAGCTTTAATTGAATTAGATAATTGGTGTAAAAAACACAATGTAAAAAATAATAAATGGCATAAAGATTTAATGTTAAATCAATTAAAACAAAAAAGAGATGCAAAAATCGGAATCTAAAATACAGCAAGAAATAGTTATTTGGTATAGAAATAATAATTTGAATAATAATAATATTATTTTTTCAGTACCTAATGAAGGGAAAAGTGCAAAAGAACAAATGTTTAAAAAAGCCACAGGTTTAATGTCTGGGGTTTCTGATTTGATTTGTATAAATAACGGAGAAGTATTATTTGTTGAATGTAAAGACTTAAAAGGAAAACAAAGCGAAAAGCAAAAAGAGTTCCAGAAAATAATAGAATTACAAGGTTTCAAATACCATTTAGTAAGATCTTTAGATGAATTTAAAGAAAAAGTTTAGAAAAATTTAAAGAAATAGTTGCAGATTAATAATTAATGTTTAAATTTGTAACATAACTAAACAAAACACACAATGAAAACAAACCTTAGAAAATTAGCATTGATCCTTCGGAAGGTAGACGCTAGCAAGTTCCTTTACATTAGCATTTACAACGGGTCGATAGTACTCGGAGCTTTTGAACAAGACGTATTGATTGACCATTTAAACATTAACTGGGATTCGATTGAATACGATTTAGAAATGACAATCTTCAAGAAAAACAATGTTAAACTAATTGTATCATGAAAAATTTAATTAAAATACAAGCAGAGTTGAAATGTCCAAAAGGTTCATTCAACGCATTTGGAAAGTACAAGTATAGAAGTGCGGAACAAATATTAGAGTCTTTAAAGCCTTTACTTAACAAATATGATTCATTATTGTTAATGTCAGATTCAATAGTTGAGATAGGTAATAAGTTATTCTTAAAAGCAACTGCAACATTTAAACACGAAGCTGAGTCTATTGAAGTGTTTGGTTTTGCTGAAATGGGAGAGCATAAAGGTATGAGTTCTGAACAGACCACAGGGACTGCATCAAGTTACGCTCGCAAATATGCTTTAAATGGTTTGTTTTTAATTGATGAAACAGAAAGCGACCCTGACTCTAAAGCACCAACACCAAAACGTAAAGAAACAATTACAGATGAGCGTTTGGCTGCTGCACTTACTAAAATCAAAGATGGGTCTTACACAATGGAAAAGCTAAAAGAAAAGTTTGAATTAACACCTAAACAATTAGAGTTATGTTAGAAAAATCACTATACAAGATAAACGCTGAATACATGGAGTTATTTGGCAGAATAGAAATGGCTGAGGGTGTGTTGACTCCTGAGTTGGAAGAAGAACTAATCATTAATAAATCAGAGTTAGAAGTTAAATCTATTGCTTACGTTGAAGTTATCAAACAAAGAGAAAGTTTAAACGATAGAATAGACGATGAAATTAAGCGATTACAAGCGATTAAAAAGCACAACGATACATTGGTATCAAGACTTAAATCAAATCTCTTACAAGCTGTTAATATATTTGGCAATTATGATGCAGGATTCTTAAAGTTCAGCACTCGAAAATCTAAACAAGTTGTTATTGATTACGATGTAAATGACTTGCCAAAGCAATATAAAACGGTTAAAGTAACTGAAACAGCAGATAAGGTAGCGATAAAAAAAGCAATCGAAAGCGGACAAGAAGTTTATGGTTGTCGTTTAGTAGAAAACATTAACTTAGCAATAAAATGAATGATTTATATTATGAATCCACACATGAGATTCAGCAATTAGAAAATGAAGAGTTAGAATATTATTTAAAAACATTATGAAGCGAAGTATAATTGACTTTAGTGACATCCCAATAGACGAAATACGGATGCGGTTAAAGTACCAGAAGAAAAAGTATAGTGTAACAGAGTGCGTCAAAGAGGCGTTTAAAATAGCAAACAATAAAATAAAAGAAGATGAGCAAAAATGAAATGAAGTTTGTAGGTAAGATTACAAGTATCTTAGAAGTGATTGAAGTAGGTGCAAACAAAAAGATTGAGTTTGTAGTAACAGAGACCGAAGGGCAATACCCTCAAGCGGTTAAGTTCGGAATCTTTGGAACGGAGAAAGTAGACAAGTTCTTGCAGTATAACAAGGTAGACCAAGAAGTTGAGGTATTGTTTAACTTCAAGACCAACGAATGGCAAGGTAAGTATTTCACGTCAATAGATGCGTGGAGAGTTAATAAAGTTGAATCAACAGAACCATTTTAACATGAAAAAAGACGTTAAAAGCCTTGCTGACTTAAGTGAGGCTAAACGCCTAAGGGCGATTGAATATTACCAACACATAGCACGTGCAATGATGTTATGCCAATCTGCACTACATTCACTAGATGATGTAAGCGACAACATGTTTCACAAGCACGAGATTAAACGTACGATTAACCAATTTATCAATGGAGTTGAAAGATTTGCAACTACATTTGTAGAAAACAACAACGAAACAATGGCTCAGACTTATTCAAACATAATCAAACAGATTGACGAGTTTAAAGAAAACATTAAAGTTCAAATACAATGACACCGAAAGAGAAAGCAATGGAGTTAGTAGATAGGTTTTTATGTGTAGATGACAATGAAGATTTATTTTGCGATGAATGTGGAATGAGTGAGAAGGCTGCTAAATTGTGCGCCTTAATTGCAGTTGATGAATGCCTTAAAACGTGTGTTTTCTCAATGATTTATTATTGGCAAGAAGTTAAACAAGAAATAGAAAAGTTATGATTTCAAGAAATAACAAGAACAGGAATCGTTGGATGATAGCAATGCAGTTTGATGTCGACCGTTGGAAGTTTAGAGAGAATCGCAAGGGTGTAATAAACGTAGGCAGAATGATTAGAAAAGCCTTTTATAACAAATACGATGACAACAATTAAAGAACAAATTGAAGAGCTAAAATCATTCTTAACAGGTGATTTGTTTGAAGATGGAGATATACTTCAAAAGATTTATGAGTTGAAGAAACAACTTAATCCCGAAATAATGGATAATCCCGAAGCGGACGAAGATGAAGACGGTTGTATTTTTTGCGGCTCGTAAATGAAAAAGTGTTTTAGATGCAAGCGAAATTTACCCTTGTTTTTGTTTTTAAAAGACGATTCAAAATACCAAGTAAAAGCCGAAAAAGGTAGAACAAAAGTATGTAGATTGTGTAATATTAAGCGAAGTTTAAAAACAAATAGTATCTTTGCAAGGGTAGATGGGAAGTTTATAACAATAGAAAAAAGTAAGATTCAAATAATAAAACACTTTTTAAAATGAAGATAAAAGTTAGTACAAGGGTAGTATTCATCTTCAAGAACCATGTTGTTAAAGTACCCATTTCATTACGTGGGTATTTGCAATGTTTGCAGGAACGCGACCTTTGGGATAAGTACAAAGACCTTGGTATATTAGGTGAGCTATACAGTTACAAGCGTGGAATAATCAGAATGAAACGATACGACCCTATTAAGGCAGTTAGCCACTATGATATAGCAATTGTAAAAGAAGCGATTAAAGAGCTTAATATTGATATGTGCGACCTTTACAACAAAGCAAACTGGGGAGAACTAAATGGTAAAAGATACCTAATTGATTACGGTATTAATGAAGAGATAAGTAAAATGTATAATTTATGAAATTAAGATGTATAGAAAAACACTTTGCTAATTTTACCTATGGTAAAGTCTACGAAGTTGTCGGGCAAACAAAGAGCTACATTTGGGTAATAAACGACAAAGGGCAAGATCATCAGTTTGATACTTTCGAAAACTACTTTGAAGTAGTTACAGATAACGCACCAAGCTATTACAATAATGAGAAAGGTAGCTTGTACAAGTTTGCAGAAGACCATGGACTAAATGCGTATGAATTTGATTTAGTAAAACGCCTTGTAAGATGCAGAAAAAAAGGTAACTTTGTACAGGATTTAGAAAAGACAAAATTTTTAATTGATTTATATTTAAAAGAATGGAAAGAGAAATAATAAATTGGGCAAAGGCTAGAAAGTTAGACAACCCCGACAATAAGTTTCAACAGTTAGCAAAGGTTGTAGAGGAAATTGGAGAGTTATCATCTGCAATATTAAAGCGAGACATTTCAGAAACGATTGACGCGCTTGGAGACACTTACATCACACTTGTTATATTAGCTAATCAAATGGGCTACTCATTAGAAGATTGTGCAAAGAGAGCGTTTAAAGTTATTGAATACCGAAAAGGAAAAACCGAAGGAGGTACATTCATTAAAGAGTAAGCATGAATTTAAAAGAGATAGCGCAGTATCACAACGAATGGGTAAGAATTGTTAAACGCTTTGGAGCCAAGACAGACGCTGAAGACATAGTACAAGATATGTACATTCGTTTTTACAAGTACGGCAAAGGTCAAGTAGTAACCAAATCATTCATCTGGATAATGCTGCGCAACTCTTTTTATGACTCATGCAAGCGTAATGTTTCAACAGTAGACATTGACCTTCTTGTTGACTTATCAGAGGATGAAAACAACAAAACGTATGAAATTGAGTTATACTATCAGAGTGTCGAAAATGAAATAAAAACATGGGAGTGGTTCGACCAACAACTATTTTTATTATATTTACGAAGCGGAAAATCAATGCGTGAACTTGAAAAGGAAACTAAAATAAGTTTGACTTCTATTTTTCACACTATTAAAAAATGTAAAAGAAAACTAAAAATATGGCAAAAAGAGTATCAAAAGGATTTGGAGATACAGTAGCGAAAGTAACGAAGTATACTAAGATTGACAAATTGGTTGAATTCGTTGCAGGAGAAGATTGTGGCTGCAAACAAAGACAGGAGAAACTTAATAAAATGTTTCCTTACAAAACACCAGAATGTTTAACAGAACCTGAATACAAGCTGTTGGAAGAGCTGTTACCTCAAATCTCTGTTAAGATTAAACCAAGTCAACAAGTTGAGTTTTTAAAGGTTTACAATAGAGTATTTAAAACAAACGAACGACCAACTTCATGCGCTTCATGTTTAAACGACATGTTACGTAAAGTTAGAATAGTTTTTAATGAATATAACAAAGAGTCATTCCCTGAAGGGCAAGGCGGTTTTTTAGGGTAATTGATATGGCAGGAACAGGAGGAGCAAGACCGGGAGCAGGAAGAAAGAAAAAGCAAATAAAAATAGCCGATGAAATAAAACAGCATTGCTATGATTTTATTGTTGAACTTATGAAAAATAAAGTTATCAATAGTAGAATGCAAAGAGAAGTTCAAACACTAATGAACTTTGAAGAAGATTGTATAAAAAAAGAAGATTATCTTTACATAATAAAAAGCAATGATTTATACAAGATAGGGTACACTACTAATTTAAAATCAAGGTTAAATGATTATAAAGTTCACTTTGGATTAGTTGAATTAATTTATGTTTATAAAGGGTATAATTGCTATGATTTAGAATCAATAATTCATAATTTAGTAGAAGATAAGAATCACAGAGGTGAATGGTTTTCGTTAACAGAAACAGATGTAGTTACTATTGTTGGTTATTGTTCTAAATTAATTAATTAAATTTTATTAAAAGTGGATAATAGAAAAAACAACGGTGGACATTCAACAGCAGGCAAAGCAGGAAGAAAGCCTTTATCAGACGAGATAAAAGGTTTTACTTTAGCACAACCACATGTTGAAGATGCTTTCAGAGTATTAGCTGAAATAATGATTGATGAAGCTAAAAGACCATCAGATAGGATAGCAAGCGCAAAGATTTTAATCGAATATGGTTGTGGTAAACCAAAAGAACATGTAGAGCAAGACATTAACATTAACACAACAACACTAAAAGACTTAATCAGTTTTGGTAGTCCTGAATCCGAAATATAAAACATTTGCAAATGATAGTAGATATTTCATTGTTACAGGTGGCAGGGGTAGTGGTAAGTCATATTCTATTAATTTACTTCTACTGCTCCTTACCTACGAGTCGAACCATGTTATCTTATTTACAAGGTACACTCTTACTTCTGCTCACATCAGTATTATACCTGAATTTATTGATAAGATTGATTTATTAGGTAAGAACTCAGACTTCCATATTACTAAGGATGAAATAATAAATCTAAGAACAGGAAGTAAGATATTATTTAAAGGTATAAAGACATCGAGCGGAACCCAAACAGCTAACTTAAAATCATTGGCTGGGGTCACTTGTTGGATTTTAGATGAAGCTGAAGAGTTAACAGATGAAGATGTATTTGATAAGATTGATTATTCTATTCGACATAAGGAAAAACAAAACAGGGTAATACTTATTCTTAACCCTGCTACTAAAACACACTTTATCTATCAAAAGTTCTTTGAGAGTAGAGGAGTTGAAGCAGGAGTCAACACGGTTAAAGGGGATACGACGTATATTCATACAACGTACCAAGACAACATATCAAACCTGTCAGAAAGTTTCTTAAATCAAATACAAACGATAAAAGAACGTAGGCCTGATAAATATAAACACACAATACTCGGTGGATGGTTAGAGAAAGCAGAAGGAGTTATCTTTACCAATTGGAGAATTGGAGCATACAATAAAGATAATGGTTCAGTGTTTGGTCAGGATTATGGTTTTAGTAATGACCCTTCAACATTGGTTGAAACGTCAATTGATAAAACTAACAAGATTATTTATGTTAGACTTCACATTTATCAACCAGGTTTAACCACATCACAACTTTCACAACTAAATAGACAATTTGCAGGGCGTGACTTAATAGTTGCCGATAATGCAGAGCCACGTTTGATCAATGAATTAAAGTCACAAGGGCTTAATATCGTACCTACAATCAAAGGAGCCGACTCAGTAAAATATGGGATAAGTTTATTACAAGACTATGACTTAATTATTGATGAAAATTCCGTAGATTTGATAAAAGAATTAAATAACTATTGTTGGCTTGAAAAGAAATCAGAAACACCGATAGATAAATATAACCACGCGTTAGATGCGTTAAGGTATGCAGTTAGTTATCAATTAAGTAACCCAAATAAAGGTAAATATGGAATCAGGTAAAAGTTTAAGACAAATGATTAATGAGAGCAGCGTTAAAGTTGTGGATGCTTATAAGGACGAATACGGAGACAATTGGAAATTTCAATGTGTTGAATCAATCGACAACGAAGTAGCGAAAGCTGAAGCGTCATTAAAATATTGGAAAGGTGTTAGAGCTAAAGTAATGCAAGTAAGATGAGTTGTAGATTGACACCAGGTTTATATCGCGATTGTTATGGATATCAAAACATAAACGATTTTATAATACATGAAGTATTGTATAAAATAAGAAATTACAATAGTATACTATGCAAGTAGATATAACAATTAAACATTATAACAATTCATGTGGTGATGGATGTTGTCTTGATTACGGTACAATAACAGAAGTAAATGGAGAGCAAGTAGTCGATAGTCAAGACATTGAAACAATAGTTAGGCGCATTCTTGAAAAGTTAGGTTATGAAGTAGAAATAGAAAGTATTTATGAAGATTGAAATTGATATCCCTTCCAACCTGTCCGAAATAAGTTTAGATAGGTATCAGAAGTACATGCTTACTTTGAATAACTCAGACGATAAAGAGTTTGTATTCCAAAAAATGATTGAAATATTTTGTGGCTTAGAACTCAAAGAAGTTGTTAAAATGAAAGCGTCAACCGTTATCGAATTGGTGCAACACTTTGATAAATTATTTAACGAAAAGACAAAGTTCAAACATAGGTTTAAATTAAACAATGTGGAGTTTGGGTTTATTCCAGACCTTGAAGAAATATCCTGGGGGGAATATATCGACATTGAATCTAACATTGGAGACTTTCAAAACATACACAAAGCACTTGCAGTGATGTATAGACCAATTGTTAAGGACGTTAAAGGTAAATATGAAATAGAACCTTACAAGGGTGATTTAAGTTACTCAGAGGTGTTAAAATACGCACCCTTAGACGTTGTGCTTCCTGCATCTGTTTTTTTTTGGACTTTAGGAATAGAGTTAATAAGCAGTACGCTGTCCTCTTTGGAGAAAATGAAGAACAAAACCCATATTCAGAGAATGTTCAATTCAGCAAACAATGGGGTTGGTATAGCTCAATCTATCACGTCGCTCAAGGAGATATTAGAAGATTTGACGAAGTTACAGGGCTCGGGCTTCATCAGTGCTTAACATTTTTAACCTTCGAACAACAAAAAAGCAGAATCGAGGTTAATCAATTAAAGAAGTCACATGAAAAACTATTATAACCTATCTACATTATTGCATGATTCTATACTTGCAGACCCTTTAGTGAATCGAGTAACGAAGGGCAGCCTTGATAAGATTACAAATGCTAAGCAAGATATGTACCCATTGTGTCACATTATATTTAATGATGTAGCATTTAGAGGTAATACAACGGTGTATAATGTTTCATTAGTTATGATGAGTATAGTCGATGTAAGCAAAGACGATGTAACGGATATTTACAAGGGTAATGACAATGAGGATGATGTGTTAAATACTACTTTAAGCATACTAAATAGAATATTTGAGAGAGTTCGACGTGGAGATATTAACGACGCTGGGTATGAAGTATTAGACGACACTGCAAGTTGCGAGCCGTTTGTTGATAGGTTTACCGATGCTGTTGCAGGTTGGACAATGACCTTTGACATATTAGCACCAAATGAGATGACAATATGTTAGCAGATTTAAGGGAGTCGGGTTTACAGGATGCGTTGGATAAGTTCAAAACTTCGGTAATTAAACAAGCTCGCACTAACTTAACGAAAGGACGTGCGCCTTTTGGATCGCACAACAACACACGGAGGTTATACAACTCATTGAAAGGTGAAGCAAAGGTTTACGCTAAAGGATATTACCTTAATTTCCAAATGGAGGAGTACGGTAACTATCAAGACAAAGGGGTTAAGGGTAAACGTTCAAGTTCAAGAGCGCCGAACTCACCGTATAAGTTCGGAAGTGGCAAGGGAGCAAAGGGTGGATTAACAGAGGGAATACAAAGATGGGTTAAGGCACGTAAATTTCAATTTAGACAACGTGACCCCGAAACAAAGAAGTCTACAGGTAAATTTTTATCTTACGATGCTACTGCATGGATAATAACACGGTCAATCTACGCTAAAGGGTTAAGACCTACTTTGTTTTTCACTAAACCATTTGAAGCAGCTTACAAACGTTTACCTCAAGAATTAGTCAATGACTTAAAAATAGATTTAGAAAAGATTTTTAACTATTCAATTAAACAACCGAAATGATTAGAGCAAGGTCACCTTATATTATTAGTATCAATGAAGCAAGCCAAGTTAGTACAAAGATTGAACTGTTTATTAGCTTCAATTCTCTAGGTTCAACTCCTACTTTAAGCTACACACTTAGTAAGGCAATTCCTGCATCGAATGCTCCAACAACTTACTACGATATCTCACCGTATATACGTGAATACTTTGATCACACGGCATACAGTAACGTTACAAGTTTAACGGCCGCAGTTAGTTATACGTGTATTGATAAACTTAATGTTAGGGTAAAAAGATACAAGACTGTAGGAGCAACAGAAACATTAGTAGATACAACTGATTACATTGCTACGGATGGATATTCAGAGTTTGCCGATAGTGTTAATTATAACGGAGGGAATTACTTGTTAGACCAAAAAAACTATTACTATCATAACGATTCAAATGCTGGGTTTATTATGCTTTACGCTGCAGCATCTGATAAGATAAGATGGACAAATGTAACCGATAGCATTGTTTATTTAAGCGCGTCTTTAGGTTTAGGATTTTATTACGTGCCAAGATGCTATAATTCAGAGTTTACAAAAGAATATAAAGTTGAGGTTATAAATAGTTCAAATGTAGTTCAAGCTACATGGACGTTCAAGCCCGTTGAGGAATGTTTATATACACCTGTTAAGGTTGACTTCATAAATAGACACGGAGCGTTCCAACGTGAGTTTTTCTTTAAGGCATCGAACGATAATATCGAAGTGACTAACAAAGATTACAACTTAATGCAACCGTATAATTATAGTTTGACTGGTGGTCAAAGAACAACTTACAACCAAAATGGAAAACAAAGTATTAAGGTCAATAGTGGATGGGTAGAAGATGACTTTAAGGATAACTTAAAACAATTGATGTTAAGCGAAAAGGTATTAGTAGATGAAAAGCCTGCTGTCCTTAAAACTAAATCAATTGAACTAAACAAATCCATAAACACAAAACAAATTAATTATAGTTTGGAGTTTGAATTTGCGTATGACTTAATTAATAGCGTTGTATAATGAGAAAGGTAGACGTATATATAGAAGTGATTGCTAATTCAGGCAACTATGAAAAGTTAGAGTTGTTTAACGATGAAGAAATTCAAATAAATAGTTCGATTCAAAACGTTCAAGACCTTGCAAAAGTTTACACTGATTTCACTCAGTCGTTTACAATTCCTGCTTCACCACGCAACAATAGACTGTTTGAGCATTTTTATCAATCGGATGTGAATGCAAACGACAACCCTAACATTAAGCGTAACGGATTTATAGAGATAGGTACGATACCATTTCGTAGTGGGAAAATATCAATTGAGAGTTCCAACGTAGTTAAAGGACGTGTTGAAAGTTATTCAATAACGTTTTACGGTGATTTAACGAGCTTAAAGGATAAGTTTGGGGATGACACTCTAAAGGATTTAAATTTAAGCGTATATAGTGAACAATACAACGGAAACGCAGTAAGGACAGCAATTACAACAAATAATCCTTTATCTAACATTCGCTACCCTTTGATTTCATCTAATAGGCTTTGGAGCTATAATATTGGTGCAAATACGGATATAAGTAACATTAGTTACCCTATTGTTTATACTGAATTATTTCCTGCTTTACGTGTTAAAAAGATATTTGAGGCAATCCAAACAAAATACGGTATAACATTTAACAGTTTATTTTTCAATCAGAAATTATTTACTAATTTATTTTTATGGTTAAAAAATGCAAAAACAATGCAAGTTTTGACCGAAACAGTGCAATTAACTGTTGATGACTTGCAAGTAAATGACGGTAGTAGGGTAAACACTACAACTGACACGGTGGATTTAAGTAATACGGAAGGTGTTTTTGTGTACGCACAAGGAAGCGCAAATGTAGCGACAGCAAAATTATATTTAGACGTTTACGTAAACAATAGTTTAATAAATACATTTGAGCTAAAAAGCACGGGTGTTTACAGGGATAACCAGATTATACCACGCACGACTTATAACGGTACTAACATAATGAGCTTTAAGCTTAGGGCTTCAGTGCCTTGTACGGCAACGGTTGTGGGTATAAGAATTGAATTTAAGAGTATAGGTCAAAGTGTTTTTGCACCAATACAGGCAGCACAATTTAGATGCTTAAATAAAACTTTTTCATTTGCAACTGTTGACCCAACTGTCTACGCTCCTAACATTAAAGTTAGCGATTTTGTTAGTAGCATATTTAAAATGTTCAATCTTACTTGTTACGCTACTTCAGTAGACAACTTCCAAGTCGAGCCTTTGGATGACTGGTATACAAAAGGTGCAATTGTAGACATTACAGAATATGTTGACACGGATGAAATAACAATCGAACGCCACAAACTTTACAAAGAAATATCTTTTGATTATGAAAAGTCAGAAAGTTTTTTAAATAAAGAATATTTTGACTCACAAACAAACGCACCTAAAGAGTTTGGAAGTTACAAAGAAACAAATTCCAATTATGATGGTGGTGAATATAAAATAGATATTCCATTTGAAAACATTAGATTCTCAAAAGAATTAACAAGTAATGTAAATGAGCCACCAACAGCGTTTGTTCTAAATGAAAAAACTTCAAATGAAGCGTATGACAATAAGCCTATTTTACTTTATTACAATGAAAATTCTGTTGCAACATCTTTTTATTTTGACACAGGTGGTTCAACTTCAATAGTCAATAGTTACAAACCATTAACAAACCAAACAACATATAATAACGCTATATATTCAAATCATTTTGCAGTAGAGGGTAGCCCATTTGATGCAACTTACATTACAAATACTTTGTACTCACAGTACTACGATAGCTATTTAAAAAACCTGTACAACCAAAAAAACAGACTAACCAACGTTAAGGCACTATTCCCTATATCATTACTAACATCGTTAAAGCTAAACGACCGTTTGATAATTAGAGACAAACGTTATGTAATTAATGAGATGAAAGTAAACCTTACAAGTGGTGAAGTTGATTTGTCTTTAATAAATGATTTTAGAGCAGTTGCAAATGTTAACATTCCTGTTCAAAGCGCTGCGGCAACAGTTGTTGAAGTGCCTATATTTATTGAAAACGGGGAATCAGAATTTGAATTTTGTGTTGAAGATTTGTGCTCAACATATTATCAAAGTCAATTATTGAATGTTACATTGTTAGAAAATACAACAGGATTACCAAAAGACACAAGATTAACACGTAACGGAACACCATACGCAACAATTTACCAAGATGCTTAATACAATTATTCAACTATTGAAGTCTAATGATTTCTACGGTCAAAGCGAAATAATAGACATCGCTAAAGGGAAATATAAACTTACTAATTCGGTGCGTGAAAGCTACAAACAGGCTAAACGTGAGTTATACTTAAAACAAGCTACAAATGGCAGAAAAGAAAATAATTGAGTTAGAGGTTAAGAATAATTTAGGGTCGCTTAAATCACAGCTTAGGGAAGCACAAGCGGAAGTAGCGAAGTTATCGGAGCAGTTTGGTGTAACTTCTAAAGAGGCAGCTAATGCAGCGAAAAGAGCAGCGGAACTAAAAGACCAGATTGAAGATGCAAAAGCCTTAACAGATGCCTTTAACCCTGACGCTAAATTCAAAGCGTTATCTTCTTCATTAGGTGGTGTTGCGAGTGGGTTCGCTGCATACCAAGGGGCTTTAGGTCTTGTTGGTGTTGAAAGTAAGAAAGTAGAAGAGCAACTTTTGAAGGTTCAAAGCGCAATGGCTTTAGCAGAGGGGTTGCAAGCCTTAGGAGGAGCAAAGGATTCGTTTATTCAGTTAGCTTCAGTTGTTAAAAACCAAGTTGTAGCAGCATTCGCAACGTTAAAAGGTGCGTTAATTGCTACGGGTATAGGGGCTTTAGTGGTTACTATCGGGTTTCTATTACCTAAAATAATGGAATGGATTGACGGTACTAAGGAATTAGAGCGTCGACAAAATGCTTTGAATAGTGAAATTGATAAAGCGAACATAAAATATCAAAGAAACACTGAACAAATAGATAAAAATACAGCTGCTGAGTTACGTTTAGCGCGTGCAAGAGGTGCAAGTGAGCAAGAGTTATTAAACATTGAGAAAAAAGGTAACAAAGAACGTGTAGAAGTACAGAAAAGAACGGTTGCAGAGCTTGATAAATTGCTTAAAGACAAGCGAAATATGTACATCGAGGCTTATGTGGATGAAGATTGGGATAGAGCAAAAGCTTTAAATAAAGAGTATAAGGACTTACAAGCGCAAAGAAATGCTATTTTAAAGGCTAAAAAAGACCAAAATGATGAGTTAAAGTTAAAACAAGAAGAGCTTAATATATCCACACTAACAAAACAGAAAGAAAGTTTTAAAGAAACGCATAAAGACTTAAAGGAAAATTTACAAAAAGAAGTTGAAACCTATGAAGAGTATTTTAATAAACGTTTAAAATTTCAAGAAGATACTGAATCTTTAAGGCTAAAGCCTAAAAAGTTAGAGGACGACCCAAATTCGATAACTGCAAAAGCGATTTCTGATGCTGATGAGTTAATGAAAATACAAATTGATTCTGATGAAAAGAAATTAGCGCAAATACAAAAGACAAAAGCAGAAGAGAAAGCAATTGAAGAAGATGCTAAGAACACAAAGATACGAATGGCTTATGATTCCTTTAGTGTTATTCAAGGTGTTGCTGACTTATTCGCTCAAGGTAACGAAGAAGACCAACGAAAAGCATTTCAATTAAACAAAGCGGTTAATATAGGCCAGGCAATTATGAATACTGCTCAAGGTGTGACTGCTGCGTTAAGTGGGGGTGGAAACCTTGGTAAGGTTGCAACGGGTTTGAACTTTGTTGAAGCTGGTTTAATCGGTACTATTGGAGCTTTGAACATTGCAAAGATAGCTAACACACAATTTCAGAGCAGTGGTGGTGGTGGAGATACAGCAACAAGTACACCAACAGCGCCACGTACACCGTCCTTTGACATTATCCAAGCACAACCACAAATGCAATTAGGAGCGTTACAACAACAACCTATTAAAGCCTATGTAGTAAGTGGTGAAGTATCGACAGCGCAAGCCTTAGACCGTAATAGAGTAAGAAATGCAACATTTTAATCAATTCTAAGTTATAAAGATATGCAGAATATAGAGCTAACAATTAAAGATGATGACCAAGGGTGTTTCGCAATTTCATTAGTAGACAAGCCTGCCATTGAAGAGACGTTTATTTTTTTAAGCGCATTGGATGTTGAGTTACAAGTTACCAACGATGAAAAACGTGAAGTTGTAGGGCTTGCATTGGTGCCTAACAAACAGATTCTAAGACGCATCAAAGATAAGGAGTTTACAATATCATTTAGTGAGGAAACAATAGCTAAGGTTCAAGAACTTTACTTAAAAAAGAATTACAATAACAACGTAACAGTTGACCATGACCACAATGTTGAGGGTGTTAGCTTAATCGAAAGTTGGATAGTTGAAGATGAGAAACACGATAAATCTAACCTTTATAAATTAGATGCTGTTAAAGGTTCATGGGTTGTTAAGATGAAAGTTTATAATGAAGAGGTTTGGCAACAAATCAAAGACGGTAAATTCAAAGGGTTTAGTATTGAAGGAAAATTTGATGGGTTAGACCAACTTGAAGCTGAAAGCCATGAAGATATAATAAACGAAATTAAGGAACTTTTAAAATCAATATAAAATGGGAGTAACAATAATTGACAACACGCAAACGATTAGCAATGCAACCTGGAAGGTACAACCTGACGTACTTGCATCCGAAAGCGGAATAGTAAAAGAAAACGGAACTATCCACTACATCGATGGAAAGTTAAAATACCATGCTGATGGAAGTGTTTTACCGTTGAGTGGTATGACTGAATACGCTACGCAAGTCCTTGATTATGTAAATACAGTAGGTACTGCAACAAAGGGTAATAGATACCTTATGAGTGTGGCAGCTGAAAACCCATATACAATTGCTGAGTATAACGGTACAACATGGGTCTTTACTCCTTTAATAATAGGTCAAAAAATTGAGGTATTAGCAACAGGTAAAACGTACATATATGATTCTGAAAATGTTTTAAGTCCTCTTACTGAATACGGAGAACAAAAAGCACTTTCAAAACTTACTTTAAGTAGAAAAACGGATAGTTATACATTGGTTTATGCTGACCAATTAAAAACTATTGAAATGAACAAGGCAACTGCAAACACGTTAACTGTACCTGCTAATATTTTTGTTGCAGGAAATCAAATTTTGATTGCACAATATGGAGCGGGTCAAACAACAATTACTGCAGGTGCTGGAATGACTTTAAGAAGTGATGGAGGTAAATTGAAAATAAATACTCAATATTCGAGCGCTACGATTCTGTTTATTTCTGCAACGGAGGCTTATGTGTTTGGTAATTTAGCTTTATAATGACCGAGTTTAACGGCAATTTAACACCTTCATTTATAAGATTTAAAGAAGTCACTACCGCTTTGGATAGTGACTCTTTATTTATACAACCCTTAAATAGTGGCATACCTAAAAAAATACTCATTACAAATTTAAGTGATGAGGATAACGGTATCCTATTTGGGGGAACAGGTGCGGATGAAGATGTTTACAGTTTAATAGGGGGCGTTGGTGCGAGTATTAATTCAGACATGTACAATTTATGAGCGATATAATAAAGAGAATTATAATAAAAAAAGGGGCTGACATTGCAACTATTCCTGCAACATCAGACCATAGGGATGGAACGTGGTTAAGCACTGATTTATACATTGGTGAGTTCTACATGAACACAACAAATGGTAAAATATACACACGTACATCAAGTGGTATTTCAGAAATAATTTATGATGTTGCGGCTTTCGAAGTGTTAGCAAACAAGGCTACGAATTTCACGGTTTTAAATAACACTAAGTACCCAACAACTCAAGCGGTCGAAAACCAAATTGATGCTAAACTTGTTACGACTGGCTATTGGAATGTTGCAAGTTCAGAAATTGCACGTGGCTACAGAGCGCAACACAATTCAACAACGGTGTTGTCTGAAAACATTGCAACAGGAACACTACAAGGTACAGCAACAGCGGTGGCAGTGTCAACAACATCTATACAAACTAAAAAGACGCGTTTAAAAATTGGTGTTTCAACTCCTGCTTTAAATGGTGTTTGCGGTTATAGATCAACAAGTGCTTTTAATATCATTGACATGGGTTGGAGGTTTTGCGTTGCGTTTGGTGTATCAGACACGGCTTTAAATACAGGTGCAAGACAATTCTACGGAATGACATCAGCAACGACTTTATTAGGGATATCTTCTACGGTAACAGTAGAGAGTTTGACTAATATAGTTGGTATAGGTTCGGATGCAGCTGATACTAATTTGCAAGTATTTCATAACGATGCAACAGGTACGGCTACAAAAATAGATTTAGGGGCTAATTTTCTCGCAAATAGAACAGGAAGTGCAGCAACTGATTTCTTTGTGTTTGAACTTTATAATCCATTTGGTTCAATGAATGTATATTACAAAGTTACATCATTAGAAAACAATGTAACATTACAGGGTACTATCACAACTAATTTACCAAACGACACTACACCGATAACGATTCAAGCGGTTAGAACTTCGGGAGCGTCTTCAAACGCTTGCAGTTTTGATATTAGTCAATTAACTTTAAATTGTTTATCATGATAGAGGTATACCAAGAAGTAAGGGGAGCTTACACGTATGTAGAAAGCACCTACTTAAATATAATCAGAGTAGGAAACGAGGTTTTAAATGCTGATGTAACAACCGAAATAACAGCACAGGAAACTATCATAAACAACTACATCTAATTTACAACAACACTCCTAAATCAAGGTTATATAATTATGAATGAAATCAAGTACATTTTAGAGCAAATCAGAAAGACAAAAACAATAGTGCTAATTATAATTCTGCTTGCTTTCATTCTTTTTTATTATAAGTCATTGGTCACTCAAGTAGTGGTTAAAAAAATTGAAAGTGTTGACGAGGTGAAAAAAGACATTAACAACAATGTTTTGATTCAACAAATGTTAAATGAATTGATGACAAAATATAATGCTGATAGGGCTTATATATTTCAATTTCACAACACGATCAAGTACTACGATGGAACGCATAGAAACCATCAATCAATGACATTTGAAGTTTGCAACAATGGTATTAGCTCGGAAGCGCATAATTTACAGAATATTCCCGTTAGCTTGTACCCTATGTTCTTACAACAGATAATGTTAGAAAAGATGAACTATTGCCAAATAAACAACATTAAAGAGCAAACGACAAAAGCATCGTTATTTAGGCAGGGAATTCAATCGATATGTATAGCACCATATTTTAAGAAAGGAAGTTTTGTGGCTTATATAGGGATTGACTATGTAAAAGAAAATAAGTGTACAGAGATTGATTTTAAGGAGTTTAAAGAGTTTACAAATGAAATCGGTAATATATTAATGTTATGAGAAAAGGAGGAAAAAAAGGTTGCCAATGTAAAGATGGCACGTATAGTAAAGAGTGTTGCGATGGTAACTCTCAAGGGGTTGGAAACACTAACCAACAAACAATTAGTAATGTAAACCACACCATTGAAGTAAGGCAAATTACAACAGAAAGAGGTTAATAAAGTTATTAAAGAAAAAAGCTATGACTAAAGAAATAAAAGACGCGTTGAAAACTATCAAGACCTTCTTAGGAATGGAGGTGAAGTTAGAGCAAATGAAGTTAGTAGATGGTAACACATTAATCGAAGCTGATTCATTCGAGACGGGTGCAAGTGTTATGATTGTAGTTCCTGAAGGTGACCCTGTACCTTTGGAAGTTGGTAATTATGAACTTGAAGACGGTAGAGTTTTAATCGTTGAAGAAGTTGGAATTATCGCAGCTATTGAAGAGATGCCAAAAGAAACGGAGGAAGAGGAAATGCCTGTTGAGGCTGATGTGACTCCCGAAGTTGAAGTTAAGCAACCTAAAAAAGTAGTGTCAATCACAGAACAACACTTCGCAGAAATGGAATCAAAGATTGCTGAACTTGAAACTAAGTTAGCTGCAATGACTCCAGAAGTAATCGAGTTGACTGCTGAGCCAAAACCAATTCAGTACAACCCTGAAAACGCAAAACCAATTGAGCATATGGATTTAGCGACAAACACAGGTAAATCAACAAGAGATAAGATTTTAGAAGAAGTATATAACAACAAATAAACAAATAAAAAATGGCTACAACAATTAACATTTCAACTTCATATGCTGGGCAAGATTCTAAGCTATGGGTAAAAGCTGCTTTATTAAGCGGTAACACTTTGGCAAATGGGGGGATGACTATCATTCCTAACATTGCTTACAAAACAACAATGTTTAAAATCGGAACGGACGACATTTTAAAGAACGCAACTTGTGATTTTGATGCTACATCTACCGTAACACTTTCTGAAAGAAGTTTGACATTAGAGCAATTTCAAGTTAACTTACAATTGTGTAAAAAAGACTTTTTGGCTACATTTCAAGCTGAAGAAATGGGATTCAGTGCAAACAAAGTTTTGGCAAAATCATTTGTTGACTACTTGTTAGCTTACATCACTGATAAGGTTGCTTCATCTGTTGAGGTTTCTATTTGGAGAGGTGCAAACGCAACAGCGGGTCAAATTGATGGTATCGCTACATTATTGGCTGCTGACGCTGCTTTACCAACTGCGAACGAGGTTGCTGGTTCTTCTGCTATTTCTGCTTCTGCTACGGTAATTACTGAATTAGGGAAAATTGTCGATGCAATTCCTGCTGCATTGTACGGTTCACCTGACTTGAAAATATACGTTCCTCAAGGTGTTATGAAGGCTTACATTAGAGCTTTGGGTGGTTTCTCAGTAGCTGCTACTTCAAACTCAGGTACAGATGCTAAGGGAACACAATGGTACAACGGTGGTGCTTTAACTTTCGATGGTATTCCAATTTTCGTGGCAAACGGATTAGCTGCAAACACGGCTATCGCTGCTGAAACTTCAAACTTGTTTTTTGGTTGTGGTTTATTAAACGATACAAATGAAATCGCGCTTTTAGACATGAGTCCATTAGACGGTTCACAAAATGTAAGATTCGTATTACGTGCAGGAATGGCAGTTAACTATCATTCTGTATCAGACATTGTTACTTATAACATTCCTAACTCAGCTAACTAATAATTAGCTAACAGATAACGTGGGGAGGAGCTTAAAGTCCCTCCCTTTTTTTTTTAAATTTTTAAACTTAAACAGATGCCTTGTAATTTAAGTATAGGACGCGCGGAAGCGTGCAAAGAAGCAATCGGAGGACTCAAAGCGGTGTACTTCATTAACTATCAGATACTACCGTCTGATGTAACATTTTCAAATGACCTTATTACAGCGGTAATAAATGTAGACAACTTGTACAAGTATGAGTTGAAATCTAACGAAAATGTATTTGACCAAGAAATTGTATCAAGTCGTGAAGCTGGGACAACTTTTTTCAGACAAACGTTAACAATCAAGTTAAAAAAACAAGATGCTACTACGCACAAAGAAATCAAATTGTTGGCTTACTCAAGACCTCACGTCCTTGTGGAAAACAACAACGGGCAATTCTTTGTTATGGGCTTGTTTAGAGGTGCTGATTTAACAGCAGGTTCAATAAATTCGGGCGGATCCCTTGCAGATTTTAGCGGATACAGTTTAACTTTTGTTGCGGAGGAGGCTTTACCAGCACCATTCACAGACATAACAAGTTCAGCAACAATTGTTTCTGACTGTTTCACAGGCGCAACAGTAACAACCGCTTAGTCATGCCTTGTTTAATAACACTTGGACGTTCAGAGCCTTGTAAGGATAGCCTTGGAGGGCTACGTAACGTATACTTTATTAATGAAGATATAACGCCAACATTCATTTATAAAGAAACTGTTCCAGGTCTCAGTAACGTTTTTGTAGTTGATACTGACTTTAGCCAAACTATTGAATATGTGAATTTTGTGCAATACCTTTATAAATTTGAGTTGAAATCTAACGAAAATGTTTACGACCAAGAGATAGTTTCATCGCGTGAAAACGGTACAACATTCTTTAGGCAAACATTGACTATTAAACTAAAAAAACAAGACATTGCAACACACAACGCTGTAAAAACTTTAGCGTATGCAAAGCCAAGAATTTTAGTTGAAAACAACGAAGGGCAATTTTTCTTAGTTGGACTTTTAAGAGGTTGTGATTTAACAGCGGGAAGCATCAATAATGGTGGGGCGCTTGGTGATTTTAGCGGTTATTCCTTGACATTCCAAGGGGAAGAGCTACTACCATCGCAATTTGTTGAAAACGGAACTGCATCTTTTTACAGTGACATTACAAATCCTGTTGAATCACCAAGTATAATAGTTACAAGTTAATACACGGAGGGGCTTAAAACACCCCTCTTTTTTTTTACAACAAAAACACTCTTTTTTAGTTATACTATTAATGATAGTATTAACGACATCCACAAGCCCTCAAATAGTTTACTTCGTGCCACGTGAAGGCTCAGGAAACTCTGATAAGATATTCCTTACAGACGAACAGACAAACGTCACCACAACGATTAATATCACTGCCTATGCAACAGGTGATTATTACCATACTGCAACAGCTACATTTGGGCTAAAAGAAGGACATACGTATGTTTGTAAGATAGGCAAAACAAACGACATTAGATTTTACGGACGTATATTCTGTACGAACAACCCAAGCTCGAACTTCACACAAACGGTAACAACCAACGAATTTATTATATATGAATAATAACATTATACAACTATCATCCTATACAGCCCCTGTAATTGTCGAAAATAATCGCAACGAATGGGTAGAATATGGAGCAGATAATAACTACTATCAGTTTTTAATTGACCGTTACAGCAATTCAGCAACGAACAACGCTGTAATTAATAACATTTGTAGGTTAATTTACGGTCAAGGGTTAACCGCTACTGATAGCGCAATGAAGCCAAACGAATGGGCGCAATTACTATCTATTGTAAAAGAGGATGATTTAAGACGTATTATCTTTGATTTGTACGCATTAGGGCAGTGTGCCTTACAGATTCATTACGATAAAGGACATAAAGCAATTACAAGGGTTTTTCACACGCCTATTCAATTATTAAGACCTGAAAAATGTAATGAAGATGGTGATATAGTAGGGTATTTCTATTCTGACAATTGGACAGACCCTAAAAAATACGTACCTAAAAGATTCGATGCGTTTGGAACGTCTAAAAAAGAAGTAGAGATTTTATACCTAGCTCCTTACACTGCTGGGATGAAATACTTTTCAAATGTAGATTATCAAGGGGGAATTGATTACGCATTGTTAGAGGAAAAAATTGCTGAATACCTTATAAATGAGGTTAGTAACTCTTTTGCGCCCACGACTATCGTAAATTTTAACAATGGTTCACCAACGGACGAGCAGAAAGATGAGATTTCAGCTCAAGTAATTGGTAAGTTAACAGGATCAAAAGGTAAGAAAGTTGTTATATCATTTAATGATAACGAAAACACAAAGACAACGGTCGACACTATACCATTGCAAGATGCTGCAGACCATTATTCTTATTTGAGTGATGAGTCTACTGCTAAGATATTACGTAGTCACAATGTAACTACTCCGTTGTTATTTGGCGTGACTTCAGCAAGTGGATTTAGTTCAAATGCAGATGAAATGAAAACAGGGGCGTTGTTATTTGAAAACATGGTTATAAAGCCAAAGCAACAAATGATCACTGAAATGATTAAAAAAGTGTTGTCATTTAACGGTGTGTCTTTAAATCTTAAATTTAAAACATTGAATCCTTTACAAGGGGATGAGTCACAGCCCGTACAAGAGGTTAAAATGAGCGCACAGGATGAGTTAGACGTTGCGAAGTATGGTGAAGACGTTGATTTAGACGAATGGGTGTTAGTTGATAGTAGAGAAGTTGATTATGATTTAGAGGATGAGTTGGATGCAGAGCTTGAAAAACTAAACGAACCTACAAAATTGGCTAAGGTTTTAAACTTTGTAAAAACAGGTACAGCACGCCCAAACGCAACATCAATACAAGACGGAAAACTATTTAAACATCGTTACAGATACGTTGGTGAAATAACTGATAAGTCTCGTTTGTTTTGTAGAAAAATGATTCTAGCGAATAAAGTGTACAGAAAAGAAGATATTGTTAGAATGAGCAATGAAATTGTAAATGAAACACGTACACGCACTGATGGTACAGTTGGTGGTTTAGGTCCGCGTGGAGCGACTACATACGATGTTTTTTTCTATAAAGGCGGTGGAGCTTGCCACCATAAATGGGTTCGCGAAACTTATTTAAGAAAGTCTGATGTTAATTCACCAATTGCAAAAAAATACATGAAAGAGTTTAAACCTTCGGTTGCTCGCAAACTTGGTGAGATTGTACCCGTGAACGACAAAAAAGTTTACACAAGACCGATTGATATGCCTAACAAGGGATTTTTACCTAAATAATTAAGACATGGCAGAAGCACTATTAATATCAAAAAAAGACTTACAAGAATACACTTCTTTGAACGCAAATACAGACGTTGACAAAGTGATTCAATTCGTGTTGGTTGCCCAGAATATTTGGATTCAACAATACACTGGGAGTAAGCTATTGGATAAGATTAAAACAGATATTACCAACAATACTCTTGCAGGTAACTATATAACCCTTGTAAGGTCGTATTTAAAGCCCATGTTGATTCATTTTACTATGGTTGAGTATTTGCCTTTTTGCGCTTACACAATTAGTAACAAAGGGATTTATAAGCACCAATCGGAGAATAGTGAAATTGTTTCAAAAGAGGAAGTTGATTACTTAATTGAAAAAGAAAAACGTATTGCTGAAAGTTACTCTCAAAGGTTTTTAGACTATATTTGCAAGAACAATAGTTTGTTTCCAGAGTATACAACAAACGAAAACGGCGATGTATATCCACAACATAATAACTACTTAACTAATTGGTATTTATGAAGAAAAAAAAAGAGTATAAACCAAAAGAAGAAAATATAATTAAACTAAAACAATACTTAAATGATATTAGCAAGTCACGGAATAATAGCAAGTAGTGGGGGTTCTTCCACATTATCGTTAGGTTTAGTATCGTCTTATAAAGGAGAAAGCAATGCTAACGATTCATTAAGTACGTATAATGGGACTGCATACGGAGGGCTAACATATACAACAGGAAAAGATGGCAATAGTTTTAATTTTAACGGGACTACTTCATACCTTGATATGGGAGATGTAATGGATGTCGGAACAAGTAGTTGGACTTACTCATTTTGGTTTAATCCTAATAATTTTGCTAGTACGCAAACTTTATTCGGGAAGACTATTGCCGCAGGAGTTAGAGGGCGTATATTTTGTCAATTAGATGGAGATAAATTAGTTGTTGGTTTTGATGCTGATGCTGCAAATGTGATTATAGTTCAAACTCCAACATTAGGATTAATTACAGGGGGTTGGTACAATGCGATTATTCAAATTGATAGAAGTGATAAACTTAAAATAATAGTTAATGGAACTAATCTAACTTTAACGACTACTAACGGAACAAATAATTTAATACCTTATTCAGCAACCAATTATAATACAAATAATCCATTTAGAATTGGAGCATTTACAAACTCAGATAATGTTTCAGCGTCTCAATTTTATAATGGTAAAATCGATGAATTTAATATATGGAATAGATTGTTAACATCAACAGAAATAACAGAATTACAAACTAAATATTATCCTTTTTAATTATGAAAGTTAGACAATTAACAATAGAACAAAAAAATATACTTACAGGTAAAGTATGGGGATACGAAGGTCAATTATTTAACCCTCAATTAGACGCCAATGGGAATTGGTTTATCTCAAATGAAGAGGTAAACGGTTGTACATTGCAACAAGCTGAATCAATACCATGTGATTCGTGGCTTTTGACACTGCCCGAAATAGATTACAACCCAGTAATAGTAAACTTTAATGAAGCGTAAGTTTTACGAGGGGCAAATAATCAATAATAAAGTCGTTAAAACGGTATGGAGCGACTCAAGTAATTACATGATAAAATTTACAGATGGAAGTTTTGAAGTCATTAAGAAATAGATGGAATGCACCAACGCCAAACTTTTGGAAGAAAGTGCAATCAGTAGGAATAGTAATCGGAGGTTTAGGAGCGGTTTTAATCGCGCCGCCTTTTGGTTTAGCAATTGCCCCTTACATGGTTGCGGTTGGTTCAGTAGCTGGAGTATTATCACAACTTACAATAGATGAGCAACGTTAGAAATTATACAACAGACCAACTACTCGATAGAGTAGAAGAGCTAAAATCATTTAAAACTATTCCATTAGGATATTGGATAGTAGGAGTAAGGTCAAATGAGGACGCACCAAACAAGTACGATGATAAGTTTTACTTATTCAATGGTGAACAATTTGTTAAGGTTGTTACAGGCACGACTAACCCCGGTACACCAATATTAGAAGGTGGTTATTTAAAGTATAACAAAGTAGGTGCCGCGGTTGTTAAGTCTAACGAATGGTATTACGATGTATGGGTTTACGGATTGCACCAAGGTAAGATGCCAGCACTTCGCCAAGTTGGTAACTTTATCGTTTACCGTGACGGAGACCGTGATGGTAAAAGTGAGGAAATTGGAATACCTATCAAGGGGAGTGGTTACGGAATCAACTTTCACAGTATTTCAAATGATTTATCCGCAAAAAAGATTGGTGAAAATATCGGTGGCTATTCAGCAGGGTGCCAAGTGTGTAATAATGTAGAGCAATACAGCATGATCATAAATTTAATTAAAAATCAAAATAGGATAACGTACTGTTTATTAGAAGAATTTTAGTATCTTTATAATGTGTTTTGGAGCGGTTTAGAAATAAATCGCTTTTTTTTTGCTTAAAAGTTTGCTTATTAATAATTAATATTTAAATTTGTAACATAATTAAAAACATAAACACATGAAAACAGGATTATCAAGGTCAGCAGAAATGAGAGCAGTAGATTACATTATCGAAGGTATGGAACCTTTAGAAGCTGTTAAACAAGCAATTTTAGATGAAAATAAATTAATTGCTGAAATGCTTGAGCAAAAAACTGAAAGAAGTAAAAAAGCTCTAAATCAAATAATGAAAAATGTTTACGGGATATCCCATATTTTAAACTAATTAAATCAGGGGTGCGGCTGTAACGCACGTTTAACATGAAAATAATAGATAAAAGAACAGGTGTTGATATAATTAAATGTGAAGATATAGAAATTTTAAGAAACATTTTAATTGATTCATCATATAATAATTTTAAAATAATGGAAGAATACGGCTTTTTTTTAATTCAATGTTATAAGAAAGGATTACCGTTATTAACAGCGCAAGAATGGTTAAAAATAAGAAATAACTAAAAACATGAAAACAGCAGATTTAATTGAAAGCCAAATCACCGAAATCAGAGAGATTTTAGGTTATGGTAACAAATTCGAAAAAATAAAATTTTCGGAACAGTTAGTAACAGAAGCGCAAAAGGTTGTCGGAGAAAATTATTTATTCATCTTAAAAATTATGGGTCATGAAGCACGCTAAAACTTTACTTTACGCATTGATTTGCATTATCATTGTAGGATTTGTAAATCGCTATTGGAACACATCAACAGCAATATGGATTGGATTTGGATTATTAGGTTGTTATTTAATCGGTAGAAGTTATGAGGACGTTAATTAAAAAAATATTCAAGGTGGACACGTTAATTATGCCTTGTGACGTGGAATTTGTAAGTCTTGACAGCGACAGTGTATACGCATCATTTGAAGACCTTAGAGAGCGTCTTTACATACAAGAAGGATTAGTTTACGATGAAATAGGAGACCGTATCTGTACAACGATGGAGTTAGAGCAATTCACTGAGTTTGCAGAAATAAACAAATGTATCACATGTGGTGGATCAGGTGAGTACATGGTTACCGACTATGACCAAGACGCACCATTTCAAAACATTTTAATAAATTGTTATTGTGAGAAGCCCTTCGAGTTATGAATACATTTACGAGCGTGTGCGTAACATGCTCGAAGCTGGATGGATTCAGTTAGACATTGCCAAACATTTAAATGTACCTGTTGCGACCGTTGGACATGCAATCGCAACATGGGAAGGTAAAAAATACATAACAAGCCTATATTTTGGGCATAAAAACCAAGCATACAATGAAGAAGATTATGAATATCAAGCCCCTACTTATGACGAGCTTTCTGCTGATGAGCAGTATCTGTGGCGCTCAATTGACTTTACAGCAAATAAAGGACAAGGGCATAAAACATCCTGAAATTGTTTACGCACAATATCGCCTTGAAACAGGCAACGGAGTTAGTAGAGCATTCACGGAGTACAACAATGCGTTTGGATTCATTTATAAGGGTCGTTTAATGCGTTTTAAGAGCGTTGACGCTTGCGTAGAGTATTACAAGACGTGGCAAGATAAAAGATACGTTAAAGGCGATTATTACGTGTTCTTGCAAAAAATAGGATACGCGGAAGAAGAAGGATATATTCAAATGTTAAAAAAGTTTTAAAATGAAAAAGATAAAATTAGGAGGATGTGGTTATTTATACCAAAAAATAGAAAGTAAACATACGTTAATAGCAGACCCGAAAGATAAAGGCTGGTGTGATGATTTTAAAGGACAAGCAATTTTTGAAATAGAAGATACAGGAGATGGAATAGAATTCACACAACGTAATAAAAACCGATTAGATTACGACGAAGCTCAAGAGTTATTTTACCTATTAAAAAAAGTTTTATAACCAACCAAACCGATCTAACAAGTCGGTTTTTTTTTGTGATAATAGAAAAGTTACAGATTAACAAAAAACGTGTAACCGAAAACGATATGATTATCAAATAGTTACAAAGCGGTTACAGAAGACCACCATTTTTTTAACTTTTTCAAAACTTCTAGAATAAAAAAAAATAAAGTTTAATCAAACAAAAAAAAA